TGATTCCTCATCTATATCTATAGCCTGTGCATTGCTGATGGCTGCCCTTATCTTCTCTGCAGCTTCTTCCTTGCCATATTTGATATACACATCTGAAGGATCTTTACAGCCTAAGTTTTTGCAACTCCACTTGTATACTTGTCCTATAAACCTGCCGTCTCTTAGTGCTGTAGTCACTTTATGAAGGAATGTTTCGCCACCTTTGTCAGGCTCAACATGGATATACACTTTTAAATCCTGCAGAGTGGTTGCCCACTCTTTTCTCATCATAGATGCTCCCGGGATTCCAAGTGTACTTATGCCCATGTACCACATGCTCTGACTGTCTGATTCGCCTTCAACTAAGGCAACATATCCTGCAGTCCGTATCTGTTCCAGCTTCCACTCTCCATACATGCAGATATCTTTTCCGGCTCCATACTTCCATCTGAATGCTTTGCCCCCATACCTTTTTCTATAGGTCACTTCATCAGAATTTTCATTAAAGTATGGAATATATAAATATTGAATTCCCTGTTTGTCCTTTTTTGTCTGTAGACAACATTGTTCTTTTAGGAACTCCTCGGGGAGCCTCTTTTCAAGTACATACTGTGCTACGCTGTACGATAACAGGCTCCCCTCAGGCTTCTTATCTTCTTCTGCTTTATAAGCCCCATATTTCTTTAATATGGCTTTATAAGCTTCTTTAGTATCGATACCGTTCAGCTCTGCATAAAATGATGTAAAATTTCCGCCTCTGTCTTCAGCATGACATTTCCAACAGCCTGTTTTTAGATCTACTGAAAAAGAATTGTTTTTATCATCATGAAATGGACACAGACCTGTCAGATTATCTCCGGAGATTTTGTATTTTGGGATAATGCGAGAATATTCAGTTTTATAATCGACCAAGTGATCAATGTCCACTTCATCTACACGCATATCAAATCTCCAATCTTTGCTCTACAATCCTTCTTGCCTCTTCTTTTGTATAGTTCTTGTTACTACCCTCAAGTCCAAGTATCCCTGTCATATATTTAATTTCTTCATCCATGCCTTCACTGATTTCTTCATCTACTGTAAGCACAAAGAAAGAACTACACATCTCCATCATCTTTTTGCCGGCTTCCATACCAAAGTCTCTCTCAAATTCATCATTATCATTTAAAAATCTGGTAAAGTATAAATGTGGTGCTATTGGTATTGCCCCCATCTGTATAACTCTCTCACAAGCATATTTAGCAAGTTCAATATTTTGCAGCCTTTCCTCTGATGTCTTTGCTCTATATCTTGAGCAAACATACACAAACGGCATCAGTGCAGGATTCTTATTCTCTATATGTCCCTTTTCACACTGGCCTACATATCTCCAAGGTGCATATTTATTCGTTTTTGCTATGGTATCATAAAGCCCAACATCTCCGATTATTGCTGCGACATAATCTATTTGAAATATATCATCTTTCTGAAAAGTTGAATTATTCGAAAAATGGCAAAATGCTTCAGGATCTATAATTTCTCCTACTTGAATACATTCTCTTTGTTTTAAGTAATCAAAACTTCCATATAATGGCTTCATAGTTCCTCCTTTTAATTAAACGGCAGTCCCTCATTGTCTACATCATCAGGTATGTTCATCCACCCGTCCTCATCTATTTTAGGTTTACTTTCTGCAGGCTTTGAACTATTACTGTTTGATGATGCAGATTTA